AGCATTTACACCAACTACCGTATTTGGTCTTAGTGTTAATGTTCCTGTTGTTGTACCAAGAGCAATTGTAGAACCATCGCCAAGAACATTGGCGGTAGTTACATTAACATCAAATAAATTTAAATTGGCGTTTGTACTATTAACATCACCACCTTCAACATTAAGATCTCCACCAATGTGGACAGTCTTTCCTATTCCAACACCACCAGCAACTACTAGAGCACCAGTTGTTGTGCTTGTTGAGTCAGTGGTATCACTAATTGTGGTGATACCAGTTAGTCCAAGGTTACCACCAACAAATAAATTCTCCTCAATACCAACACCACCTTCAATAACCAGAGCACCAGTATCTTTACTGGTGGATCCAGTGGTATCGGAAATGGTTATCGCAACACCACTAGCAAAATTCCAATCGGCACCTTCTACCTGAATTTTATCCGATGTTGCCTCATCATAATAAATTCTGGCGTCATTATCTGTACCAAATTGGAAGTGAATGTCGTCAGCAATTCTTATATCTGCTGTTGCTCCTGCTTCACCTCTTTCAAAGAAGATCGCATCCTTATCAGTATCATAAGACAGTCTTATATCATCACTAGTACCAAACTGGAGTTCATCGTTATCTAAAAACTGAACTCTACCAGTCCCATTTGGAGTGATGGTAATATTTCCATCAGTATCAGTAGAAGTTAGAGCATTACCATCTAACCTTAAATTATCTACATTCCATACATCAATTTTGGAGCTAGAATCAACAATAACAGCAGAAGATGCTGTTAAAGTACCATGAACGTGATCTAGAAGATCGGTATAATATTTACCACCAATTTCTATCGGATTATTCGATGAATTACCGACAAAAAATCTTTCTCCCTTATTTGCCTGTGTTCCAGATCCAATTGTGAGGGCAAGTTCACCGTAATTCAGGGTGGCTGGGGCAGTCGTACCCGTAGATCTTTTGACCCTAATAATGCTTGCCATTAAAAGCTACCTCCGTTAATGTCTAGATTCTGTGTTGCTCCTGGAGTTAGGTCTAAAGTTGCATCCCACTTATTAGTAGAACTATTATAAACTAGAACCATACCATTTGATAGACCACCACTTACATTAATATCGCTCAATCCAGCAAGAGTACCGGAGCTAGTTCCAGAAATTGAAGATAGAACTTTTATTGAGTTTTGTTGACCAACACGTACTTTTATGTCTGCCATTATAATGACTCCTTAAAGATTGCATATGAATATAAAACTGCCATCTTATAAGTTTCAGGATCTAAAGTATATTTATACTCACAATAATCCCATAGAAGAAATCACTTCCTGCTGCTTCAAATACAATTTACAATAAAGTTTTGCAAAGTCTCTACATTCTTCAAAATTTAGCAAATCGATTTGTCTTGAGTGTTTTTCATATTCAAACATCTTACCAACCGTTTCAAGATTAATTTCTTCTGGTTTCATTGATTAACTCCATAAGTAAACTTTTAATTTCAGAAACTTCACTTTTCAAAGATTCGATTTCTTGTTTTTGTTCCTGTTTATTCTTTTTCATTTTAGAATATTTTTGATACTCTAGTGTATCGCAATTAACAATAGCACCAGAGTTTTCGTCTCTGAACAAATTTGGAAATCCTTCTATTGGTATCATGCTAATGCAATCGCTCTTAAATCTTTGAATCTTGGAGCGTATGCTTCATTAGTTCCGTTCATAACAATTTTAATCACAAATCCAGAAAATTCACCAAGGTCATTAGCAGTAAACTGATAATCTAGGTACTCATCTTCACTACTTGCTTTAACAAAAGTATCTGGTAATCCATCATTCAAAGAAACATCAACAACGGTATCACCTATTCCATCACCATCACTATCACTTAAGTTATTGTATCCTGGGAATAATTGATATGCTTGATCTACTTCACTTGAATCTGACTTAATGAGTTTGTATAAAACTCTAAAATCACTAGAAGCATGGCGATATGCAGATAGCAATACTTTGAGTGAATTTGCTGGTTGTTTTAAGTCAACTCTCTTAGAGATATAAACGCTGGAATGTGGGTCTCCAGTATTTGCATTTGATCTGGAATCATATGCATAATTGTCTATTGGTTTGTTAATTCTATTTCTACCAAATACGAAAGTTGCTGCCTCAGATGTATCAATGACTGGAGACAAATTGGTGTTATTTGTCGCTAAGGTTATACCAAGAGTAAGAGACTTACTGTTTGTATTTGATGAAAGAAGGTTTGTTTCATTTAATCTAGAAGCTACCAATCTTGGTGTGCTAAAGTAATTTACATCATTTAGAGCTACTGACTGGAATCCTTGATCGACGAATGATGTTTCAGTACCATCAACACTTGTTCCAGAAGTAGTCCTCAGTAGTGAAGAAACACTTGTATTATCTGGAGTTAAAACATTAAAGTATGGTGCTACTGAAGAGAATTGGACATTTTGAGATGCCTTGCAATTTGGTCCTCCAGCAACTTTAGCATCAGTGAAACTTAGCTGTGTATCTCCAGAAGATCTGTCTGAGAGATATGATCTATCAAATTCCAAATGATACTTATCAGTTCCCCTTAAAGAATTTAAGGTTGCATTTGAAGGTAATGTATGCTGCCTATTAATTCTAGACAGAGAAACTCCATTTAGTTCATACTTATACGCGATATCACCAGATGCATGTGTTCTACTTGGTGATCCAAATTGACCCTTTGTACCAATAGTCAAAGATTGAGATCCTACAGAAGTATAAGAAATAATTTCATTATTAATTAACACATATCCAGGATTGCTAGCACTTACTGCTAAACCTTCAAAGGTAGTAAAGTTTGCTGTACTTCCCAAAGAAATAGTTGTACTATCTGCAGTTATACTTGCAGTGATTGCTTCTCCAGGAGTATCTGGGAATACGTTAGAAATAACAACGGTATTGTTATTTGCCTGCATTCCATGGTTATATTGTGTAACTTCTAAGACGTTACCAGAATAAACATACTCTGGTACATAAGAATTCTTAGTTACCACAGTTCCCGCCATCGATACTTCGGTTGATCCACTATAGAATGATATCGCTTGACTTAATGTAAACTCTAATCCTTGAACATTAGTCAAATATAGTGTATCAACGTTAGATCTTTCTGAAACAGTTAATCTAGCACCGCTACCCTTAACTACAGAACTCGTAGTAATTCCCAAAACATCACCGACTGCATATCCAGATCCACTATACGCGATAGAGACATTTGATATTTGATTATCGGTAACTGTAATATCGGCAGTAGCACTAATACCGTATCCAGTTATATTGTATAGAGGAACTTCGGTAAAGGTTCCGTTTGAATATCCAGTTCCAACATTTGATGTTGTAATAGCAACTATGTTACCACCAACATTTTCAATGTATCCATAAGCACCACCTTCCGCAATCTTAGTTCCAGTAGTGAATACTGAACCAACTACAGAATCTGGAGAAGTTGAAATTCCAACATTTAACTTTCTTGGAAGTGTTTTGATTGGATTGCTAATCAGTTTTGGAACATTTAAATCATCAACGTATGTGGTGCTTCCAACAGAAACGTTTGGATTATTAAAGTATGCAGTTCCAGTGGTTGATGTGAAATTACACTTATAGAGTCTGAATGTTAAATCTTCAGATGTTGAAGAATTCCAAATAGATCCATTTTGTGGTTTATACAGATTACCACCAATGTAATTATTTGAATAAATTACTTGTTGTGCATTTGGTAGGTTTTGTGTTGCTACAGTCGCGTCATTTGACTTTGCAATCCAAACCTTGTAGTCATCTGAAGATGGGCAAGTTAAAGTAAGTGCATATTGCTTGTTTGGTTCAAGATAAATTGGTGATGGGAATACTACATTTGTAGCAGTTTGTCCAGTTGATGAAGTTGTAATACCTGATGGATAGATTTCTGCTCTAGCATAATCTTGAACCAAATTTGTTTTTGGAGTTCCACCGATATCAGTTTCTCTAACTTCAACAAATATCTTCTCTGTTGAGTCTTTACTTGAGAAGTATAAGTCTACAGATGATAAGAAGAATCCATCATTATCTGTTCTAAATGTTTGAGATAGTGGATCTGGTCTTAAAGCATTGAGAGGTAATGCTGGAGATGGTCTTCTCAGAGAAACACTTTCGGTGTAAGTATTTGCATTTACTATTCCAGATGCATAGAATGTATTTTGAGAATACGTTACTGATGTTGCTGAAGAATTAGTAGAACTTGAGGATAGTTTAAATGTTTTTGATCCAACCCCAAAAGTTGATGATGGTGTTGGTGTTTGTAAAGGATTTCTTATGAAGAAGCAACCAATTAGATCTCCAACATTATCTGTAGTCAGTGACTGAGTTGATACTGTTGCCTGTGCTCCAGATGTTTTTCCAATCAAAGTTGCTCCAGATGGGGTATATCCGAAGAATCTTCCAGTCGCATCATCTGCTAAGGAATAGGTATCAATATTTAAAACTGTAGATGATGAAGAATATGCTGCTAAAGATAATGATGTATTATATGGGTTTTGCGAATATTCTGTAGTTGGTGTTGTTAAGTTGTAGGTTCCTTTTTTATGTGTTGCTGATGCAAGTCTGAAACTTCCAATTTTAACACCAGCACTATAAACATCTACAGATTCTCCAGTTTGGAACGCCGCAGATCCAGAACCCATAGTTACTTGAAGTAACTTAGGTATTACATCAATATCAGAATTGCCGTCAAAGAATGAATAATACTGTGTATTTGGTTTCAATCCAGTTGCGTAGAACTGAACATTTTTGGATTTAAACTTAGTTGATGGATTAGTACTAACTAAAAGATTATTAACGTAAGAATTTTCCCAATCACCTTGAGATCTAATAATCAATCCATTCTGAGAATTTACTGATCTTACCCAAGTATCAGAAGATGGAGTTAACTTCACATATCCATTGTAATTTGTAACACCAGCTGGGTTTACATTTTGTTCTGAAGTACTATAAGTTTGTCCTACACCTGCTAGAGTTTCAGTATAATTCAGAGTAATTAGATCACCAGTCTTTTTAACATTATTATCTAACAAACTCAAATTAGTAGAAAAGTCTGCAGAGTCCAAACTTACACTACCATCAACAGCTACTTCAGACTTGAGAGAATATAAAGAAATATCGGCATTAAGTTCTTCAGATTCCTTATCAACAACACACTTTGCATCCGAATTTTCAAGATCAATAAAGTTGTTTGTCTTAAAGTTATCTACGAAGAAACCAGATTTGAATTTGCTTACTCCGTCAGAGTCAGTAACTTGAAGTGCCTGAGTGCTCAATTCAAGTAAAGATAGTGAAGAAGCTAATTCAACATTTTCAATTCTTTCTTCCAGGACACCAATGTCCCTCATTGTATAGCGTTTGTTGTTGGTTAGTTTAATCAAACTATCATCAGGATTATACAAATATGCTGGTAATTCGATAACAGCAACATCCATTGAATTATCAATAGATGTTGGTTGCTTTGGACTGGTTGATGATGTTCCCTTTATTAATGTGAAAGATCCATTCTTATTGAGGACAATCTTATCAATTCTTGGTAGATAATATGAATATCCAACTGTGGAACTTTCATTTGGAGTTAAAACCAATGTTGGATTATTTCCTGCAGCAGCAAAGGATCTGCTAGCAAAGTCAAATGGTGAAAGTGTTGTTGATGTGAATGGAGATACTCTTGGTCTAAAGTCTAAAGTATCAGATGCTCTTACCCCATTGAGAAGTTTTGGAACATCATTACCAAATCTATCAGATGCATATGAATTCGCAGTATAAACATCCCCACTATCGCTAGATGGGACGGTATAATAATCATATATGACTAATAGTTTTCTTGCTGGTGAAGTTGATGGATCTTTTCTGACTATTCTAGAATAATCATAAAACTGCTCTCTTTGACCCTTATCTAAATTATATTCTTCAGTTCTATCAACATAAGCTCCAGCAGTAATACTTTGAACTGGGGCGACAATATTTGACTCTTTAAATGTAACCGTTTCATTATTTACAAATCTATTAGAATTCAAATATACAAATTCTACTTTAGTTGATGTGCTTCTTGTAACTATTTGACCAACTGCACCGCTAGTCTCACCAACTATCTGCTCACCAAGAATTGAGTTTGTATTGAGGTTTAATCCAGATTGAAAGTTTAGCGCATCTAATACTGGTGATGAACTATTTACAGACTCATAAATCGCAACAACTTTTGCTACATCTGGTACATTGAGTGAAATCTCTTCATCTTCAATTCTAAGACCATAGTACTTACTTGTAGTTAATCCAGATACTGCTGCTGAAGATCCAGTAACACAATTAGATACTTCTAATTTCTGACTTCTAACATAAAGTTTTTGCTTATTTCTAATTGAGTTTTTCTTAACAGTTGAATTAACAACAACATTAGATTCACTAGGAGTTAATCCACTGAAAGTTATTGAAGTTCCAGAACCATCAAGAGAGAACTTATCTGATGTTAACTGCTCAACAGTACCATCAGAGTAAATTACAGAATATCTCTCTGTATCAAAAGTTTCAAAATACGCACTGGTAATTCCAACATCAGATAAACTGACTGATAGTGTACCAACAGCATTAGTTGATTTACCAGATGTCTGGCGAGATACTCTGAGTTCTGATCCTACAAAATTAACCTCAGAAACATTTTTATCATTCAATTTAGCATACAAAAATGCATTATCACTATTTTGAATTGATGGGGATCCTACAGAAAATGTTGTGCTTGTTTCTGATGTTGGGAGAGAACCATCACAAACTCCCAATACTGTTGCAACACCTACTAACGTGATTGATAATCCATCAGTGGAAACATCAGATATTCTATTGAAAGTTTCTGTTGAAAAACCTGTTTTTTGATATCTAATTATAGTATCACTAGCAACTCCGATAAAGTTTCTACCAGCACAAGTTGCTATTCCAGATGGACTAATAGTTAATGTATCAGTTGAATTAAAATTAGGAATTATGTTGCTTGATAAGAATGTGTCTGCAACAAAATCTGTAGATAATCCAATAGTACTTGAATCTTGATATACTGATTTTACATCACTTACCTTATATTCTCTAATGGTTTCTACAGTTCTCGAAAACTCGGTAGAACCATTAATAGAAATTTGTTCTCCAGGACTAAAAGTGCCTGAGGTCTGAGTAATAGTTACATTTTCATCGGTTGGTGCCGATGTAACATAACCAGAAGCACCACTACTCAATCCTTTAATGCGTGATGATGCTGGACATGAATCAGAATTGAGTGCTTGATTTAGAGTTAATTTGGTGTGTGTTTGTACGTCAAACAGATACAAATCCCATTTTGATGCATTGTTTGAGTATGCACTATCGGTTAATCCAAAAGAATATACCCTTGCCTTTCCAATCTCATTTCCAGTTCCGGCAATGGTAGAGTTCTTTCTTTGATCACGTAAACTTACAGTATGATTATTATCAATTCCAATAACAGGAGAACCCGAAACATTATTGATTCTCAATAAATTGCCCATTTCAAATGGGATAGAAGATGATGATACTGTAGAAGTATCTCTTGGTTTTTCTACATCTAAAATAGTTGTTTCTACTTTTTCAATATCAAATCCTCTAACGTAAGCTTTTCCTGGAGAAATTCTTACCGATAAGAGATCCTTTGTTGGGGTATTGTTTTGATCAGTTTTTTGCTCTTCAAAATAAATTCCATCAGAAGAAACTCTATCATTTAGAGAATTTTTAACTTCTACTGCAAATGGTTTAATTGAATAGTTTCCAGACTCATCATAAGTTCTTTTCGCAATGTAATCTTTAATGAGTGAATATGTATTACTATCCTGTAATTTCTTTACAACTCCGTTAGAAATTCTAAGTATTTCGATGAAATTTTTATCATCAAAATCAGTAATCGCTTTCTTAGAAAGAATTGCTGAAATTTTTAATCTATCTGCACCAGGAGCTGAATAATTTGAAAATCCTCTAGCATTATCAAATAGGTCTGGATTTTCCGAAGATGCAAATTCAATACTTTCCTGAACACTTAGTCCAACTCTATAAGAAGGGGAATTCGTGTACTGATCTAAAATTAATGTTCTATCATCAACAGTTACAAAAGATCCTCTTATGAAATAAACACCACTAGAAATTGATACTGCAGATCCTGTTGAAGTTGCATTATCAGATATTAGAGATGCAATTGTTTGTCCAGAATTTACTGTAGTATTCCCATATTCAAATGTATCTAAAGATATTAAAGTTTCACCATCACTAAATGGATTTGATACATTATTAACATCAGAATCCAAATACTTTACATAAAGAGTATATGTATCATCAATTGAACTTTCTTTAGTTAAAATATTTTTAACTACCGCTGTTACTTGTGAATTTTGCCCCTTTATTTTCTTACCAACTAATTCGTTAATATATACGCCAACGTCTAGACCTAGATGTAAGTCATTAATCTTTACTGCATAGTATTCTGGATCGTATATTACATTACCAGGAATTACTACAGACCCTTCTTTGAAAAAGTGAGATCCAAAAGACTCTATTTGACCTTGTAGTATCGACTGTAATGTCGTTAATTCTCTAGACTGGACTGGAAATCCTGGTTTGAATAGTACCCTATAGAAATTATTAGAGGGATCAAAATCATCAAAATAAGGTGATACATTTAAATCTGTTTTTTGGGACATCTTTAGAATTCCAGTATAACTTTAATGTCTTCTTTTTGTCTTGGATTTCTCGTAACCACTGGTCTGTTATCTAGATATAGAATGGTTCCGCTTGTTTTATTTATCTCTGGTGAGGCAACTCCATTTGTAAATTGAGTTGCTAAATTAACTATCTTAGATGCTGTTATTGCAGTAGTAATTCCACTAAAGTTCGGATCTATAGTGCAACTAAAATTATTTGACGCAGTAACTGTTCCACCAGAAGCAGTAAATCTTACCGACGTAGTTTCGTTAACAACGTTGAAAGAATCCTTTTGATCGTATGATGTTGGATTGAAGAATAAAGATCTATCTACAAAATACTTTAAAACTTTGGTTTCATCATCATATGATGCAACATATCCAACTGCAGTCCCAACTCCAGATACAGACTGGTAAATTTTAGTTCCTGGGATAGCATCGTCTGGATTAGAAACAGACAGTAATTTCAATGAATATAAATTAGAAAACTGACTATCTGTAAATATCGACGTTGCGGACCCAATTTGAGTTGGGTTTTTGATAATTCCAATTTGAGAGAATTTTGTATCTAATGGAAAATCCTTTGTAGAATCATCAAATCTTGAATAAATTAATACCTTATCAGTTCCTAGTTCTGTGTAAATATCAAAACCATGTCCTTTTGATGGTGGGATGATTGGAACTAGATTAGCAAAAGTTGTTGCACCAGAATTAATTGAAGATAAATCAACTCTTCCATACGTGTAATTTTTTCCACCAGAAGAAACTGTTGTTTCTAATATTTTTCCACCACTAACATTAACAACTACTTTTCCTCCAGTACCATCGCCAATAATATCTAATTCTGCACTAGTGCTATTATAACCTGCTCCTTGATTTTCTACGTAAACTTTTTTTATCTGGTTATTATTTACAGTAGAATCACCATTCTCTCTTACCGCTTGTATTTGAGCATCAGTGGTTGTTTCCCAGTCATTTGGGACTGGAATATATTCGATAGAATCAAATTTAATAATATCACTTGGAGAAACAGTGAACATGTATTTCCACACATATCCATCTCCACTCTCACCTGCTCTAGATGGTTCCAAGTCAATAAACGTTGGTTCATCCTGCGAGAAATTACCACCTGGTTTTGTTTGATTAGATCCGTTATCTATACAAACATAAACTCTATAATCACTATTAATTACATAATAGTTAGCGTCATACAATCTAGTTGAACTAGTTTGTGGGGACTGATTGTAAATGCTATAATCATGACGGTACATTTCATAAATTGTACCTTGAGTCCAATCAACTCTTCTTATAAGTCTTCTAACATTATTAGATGTTATCCTTCTACCAAAGATAATAGTATCTTTTACATGATTTAAATAATTTGGATTATCTGTAGGACTTGGAATATTTGTATCCCAAGTAGTAGACCTACCAAACCCAACAGCGTCGGGATTTGGTAGGCTTAAAAACACATAATAAGAATTGTTGGTGTCCTGAACAGAATCAACAAAGTTATTCGCATTTAGAATTCTAAATTGATCTGTGACAATTGCAGACATATTATTAGCTTTTTTCTATATTTATACTCTGTACTTAACCTAACTCTTTACTTAGGCCACCAGTATTCCTCAATCCATATCCCCTACGTAGTATTTGTGGGAATGTAGTGAGTCCACTATTCACTGTATATCCACTAACTCCAACAGAAATTGGACTCGTAGATCTTTCAATTCCGAACAATCTGCCCCAAGAGAATCTTCCTACAAAATCCGCAGATGTTTCTAAACCAGTGATGTTTGTTGTAGATAGAATATTGCAGGTTAGAACTCCGACCAGATTGTCTCTAGATATTTGGTTGATAACATAAACATTATCAGCAAATGTAGTTCCAATACCAACTACGTCACTATCTGAGGTGTTGATTGATGTTACTCCAGATCCAATATTAGTATCAGAAACATATATGTAATAACCTTGAAGAAGTGAGTCAATATCAGAATTCGAATCATACAATACTTGGAGATTGAGTGCTAGAGGATTCGATCCACTACCAGCAGATGTTGTTATTCCTGTGATAATTCCACTAAATCCTTCTACAAATCTAATTTCTGGAATCAGTTCTCTATTGAATGATGGAATAGATGCTGCAATAACTGCTGGTGGATTCGTATAAGTATATCCACTTCCAGGATTTGTAATACTTACAGAAGAAACAGTTCCAGCAGCAGAAACTGTAGCGGTTGCTGTTGCAGTGCTTCCAACTCCAATTGGACCACCAATCTTCAATGTTATAGTTGATCCTGCAGTGTATCCACTACCACCAGTTAGAATACCAATAGAAGAAATTGTCGAGAATCCACTTACAGAGGCGCTGAATCCTGCAGAAACTGGATTTGTATCCGATTCTACAAGGAATCCTTCAAATTGTTGTATCACAGTGCTTGTATTTGGATCATTCTCTTCATACTTAAACAGTTGAGCACTATCTACAAATATTTCTTCGTCAGTTAAAGAAACATCTTTAATAACTCTTGTTGCTGGTATAACAAATGGTTCTAAAGAATCTCTAGACTTGAACTGATAATCTTCTTTTACAATTAGATCTCTCTTTTGCTTAGACCAGTGAATTGGTCTGAAATTATCTTCATCAATACCATCCCCAAGATAGATTCCTGTCTCAACAACATCAGCACTTTGTATCAGAGAAACTGTGCGACCTGTTTGAGATACAGTTGAAGGAATGAAGTTATTCTTAACTAATTCTAAAGTATCACCTGGTTTTACAGTTTCATTTACATTAACAGTAAAGCTATCAACGTTGCGTGTTCCTCTATAGAAGAATATCGCTATATTATCTTCAGCCTTTGGTGCTTCTTTGAATCTGAAGGTTGTTCCACCTTCAAATACATATGAAACATTTGGTTCTTGCATGACTCCATTGAGGAAGATTAAAAGAACCGCGTTAAAATCAATCAGATCTGATTCTGGATTTGTTCTATCTTTTTCGAAACTTAGAAGCTCATTATTTCTGAATAATGGGAATCTAGTTCTTGAACCATTTTGCAATGATTTTATGCTATCAATATAATCAAGTTCACCTAACTGCCATGAAGCGAAGGAATCTGTAAATACATCTTCAACGGTGAATATTAGTTCTTCAGTTGGTTCGGATAGTCTAGCATCAGTGACCAGTCCTACCAGTCTGAATTTATCACCTCTTCTAAATGCATATCCAGGTTTTGTAATAGTTGTTGTTTTGACTTCAAATAGACTTGTTCCAACTCCAACGACAGATGATTGTCCAACGTTAACAGTCATTGATAGACCGATTCCAGCATCAGTAGTATTTCCTACAGATAGTCTAGATACACCACTGATCGTTAGATTTTCGTATGAAGGATCGTCAATTCTAATAGATGGATTGGTGTAACCACTACCACCACCTTCAATGGTGAATGATAGTGAACCACCAGCACCAACTGCTGCAGTGATAGTAGCACCAGAACCAGTTGAATCGCTAATTCCTACACCAATTGTTCCACCATAATATCCAGAACCAAACGTTAAATCTCCATAATAATGATATGCAGTTCCCTGTCCAACATAAGTATGTGTAATTGTGCTGGTTCCAACTTGTGCTTTGAAAGTTGTAGCAGAAACAATCCCCGTTACTGGGAAAACAAATCCATATGGACTGGATCCGGGGTATGGGAATATAGTAGAAGTTATACCAGATCCACCAGGGCAACTAAACTCAAGACCTTCCAAGAAGACTCTGTTTCCAGATCCAGTAAGTCCATGATCAGTAGATGTAGTTATTTCAATAATACCTGTGGTATTGTTGTATGAAGATGTGCTGATGGAATATGAAGATCCTGTTGTAGCAATACCAACAATCTCTGTAATAGATCCTCCAGCACCTGTTCTAGCAATAACTTTTGCTCCAACTAAAGGTGCATATCCAAGACCTCCAGTTGATCCAAGAGAAATGATAATTCCACCACGAGGAACTTGGTTTTGGTTAACGTCATAATCTACAACGATTACATCATCAGTATTTGGTCTAGTGACTGAAGTGAACGTTACTGTGGTTAGTCCTGCATTAGAATCTGATTCTAACTCATAGTTGTTTCCTGCATTATTTTCAGTATCTGGCGTTTGGAAAACATCATTGATGAACACAAGTCCACTTCCAGGTTCGACACCCGACGTTGATTCACCCTCTATCGTTAGATTGAAAGTTCTACCAATTCCAGTGAATTGATCTGAAATATCATCATATAATTTGTTGAATTCATAATCTCTACGTAAGAAAACTCTACCATTAAACGTGGACTTAGGTAATGGTAAACCACCTTGATCTAATCTATCATTATTACCTTTACCATCAGGAGCTTCGGTGAAGTGAATTTTGTTACCGACAATGTTATATGCACCTCTATAAATTCTTGCTTCTGTTCCATCAGTATGGGTAGTTGCAGAAGATCCTACAAATCCTCTATTAACTTCAACAATAGGAACTGTTCCCAAACCAGTTACAGGTCCAGTATTTGTTGTACCGAATCCAACATTAACTACTCTTAGATACTCATCATCAACTTTGATCAAGTCTCTAGGCGCAACAGAAGCAATTCCAGACAATCCAAGGAATGTTACTGCAGCACCAATTGCTCCACCATTATAGTCTAAAGTATGATTAATAGGAGTCCAGATAATTGGATACTGATTAACACCATTTACCGTAATTAAACTCTTTTCGAGTTTTTTCTTCATCTCAAGTTTATGGTAATTACCAGAACCAGATGAAGTGAATGTAAATCCAATTCCATTACCACCACTCACACCAGTGAGTTTAAATGAATCATTATCAACTCTAATTGCATAAACAGTAGTTGGTGCAATATCAGTTGAAATGCCTGTTATAAAGTTTGCACGTATTGTAGTTCCAGTTGAAACTTGAGAAACTTCTACTGAGGTTTTAACCTGTTCGGAGTAGAAAGTAGTTCCAGTTCCTTCATCTACAACTTCTGTTGATGTGATGGAATTGATTCCAATAGAAACAATTGTTCCAATTCCACTATTATTTCCAGAGAAAATACCAGAACCAACAGTAAGTATTGATGTATTTGCAATGCCTGTAATAACAGAAGATCCGCCAGATACCACATTACCAACAAAATATGTAAATGTTGATCCTATTGAAATAACTGTCGTTCCTGCAGAAACTGAAGGTCCGATAATAGTGTCTCCAATGTTAATACCAGTTGTAGATGCAACGCCAGTTATTGTTGAAAATCCTGTAATAAAATCACCTTTAAAGTTTCTTCCTCCAACTAAAGTAGATCCAATACCAACAGCACTAGCAGTAACTCCAGAAAGAGTTGAATATGGAGTGTAGATTAATTCTTCTCCAGTTTGGAAGAAGTGGTTTGGTATCGAGAATACACCAGTAGATTGATTTAGAACGCTAGCATTATTTGGATTAAATGTCTTTTCAAAAATTGGTGTTCCTTCGTAATTTAGATCAAACTCTAATCTATCCTTACCAAAATTATTCAATGCTCCATAGAAAGCTGTAGTTAGTTCCTCAATTCCAACTCCATATGTAAAATCATCTGGAGTATTAAATTCATCAGACTCAAAGTATATAAATTGATCAAACTTTTGAAGCAATACAGTATCTGAAGAGAAATCGGAATCTGGATAGAATTTAACTTTTACTTGAGATCCATCAACGTCTGCACCAAAAGTTAAATTCTATC